GGCTGAAGTAGTACCCCAATTATCCGGTACAGAAGCATCAGTCCCAGCAACGCCTAACCAATAATATGTTGTCATATTTTCACTCTTCTAATCTTGTATTGGTCTGATGGACATAGAATGCCGCACCACCCTTTTCACTAACTAAACTCAAAGCATCTTCAGCCCTTTGGGTGAAAGTGCGTAACTGATCGCGGAACCTTTGATCGTTCTCACGTTGATCCTGTAAATCTGCGTAGTATGTTGGGATAGTGTCAATCATTACCGTAAGGCAATCAACACAAACCAACATTTTAATTGCTGACTCTTGTAGTGTGGTTGAAGGTGCGTTATCTGCGGTAGCACCGAATAGTGAGGAAGATCTCAAAACCTTCGCTACTTCCGCTGTGCGAATTGTGATATATTCACTAATCGTGCCTTCGTTTAGACCACGAGGTCGATTAAGAAGGTCACGAATCTGTGTCGTCGTTACTGCCATTTTCTAAATCCTCCTTTTTGTGATTCCAACCCAAAGGCCAACGCTGATTGTAGTCTTCAGGAACATCCATGACTATTGCGTCTTTTGGAGGTTTCGGTGTTCGACCCATTACAAATACCATTTGCGTCTTGATTAGATCTGTAGCCATACGGCTATTTGGAATCCAATAAGTCTTGCCTTTTTCAAACAAGACCAACGGTGAATTTGATTTCACTGATGGCGGTCGTATAAGACGGATCAAGAATCCTTTGCCTGTTCGCCAATAGCGAAGTCTGTGGCGTAGTAATTCCATTGACGCGTCTTTAGCGCGATCGGGAAGTGGTATTCCCACTTCTTTGAGTGCAGCAATAAGTCCAGCTTTTGAGGTACGAGTAGTCACTTACAACCCTCATTCCTTCTTTGCCTTCTTGGACTTCTTTGCCTTTTTCGCGGGCTTTGGATTCTTCAAAACGTATGAAGGAGCCATAGGGTTACTATCGGGGTCAATGACCATAATTTCGCCGTCGCCATTCACCCATTCAAGGGCATGACCATGTTCATTGGTCGCACTCATTCAATCACGCGCCTTCGTAATATTCGACCCAAACAAAGAATGTTCCTGCGTTTAGATCAGCACTTTCGATTGTTGCGAGAAGGCTAACTGCGGCGGTAGTCTTGATAGGAATACCTGCGGTTAATTCTGTGAGATTACCTGCGGTGTATGTCGCATGGGTTCGTGCGGTTGCACCGATAAAGCAATCGTCGTCGCCTGTGATACCGAGTTTGATTGTTGGTGTTCCCGAATCTTCAACGGTTGTAACGATTGCTTCGACGTATGCGCGTGTGATTAGTGCATTATCAGGGATTGTTTGTGCGCCGGTTCCGGCTTTGTTAGACAAAGCAACTGCTCCTGCCGCACCGGGGGTTGTACCGCCGCTAACGTCAAACTTGAAAACCAATTGTTTTGGTTGGTTTGCGCCCAATTCAGCGTTGCCCACAGCGTCATCCGCCATGTATTTGTTCTCGATTAGATCTTGTAGTTTTCTGTTCTGTGCCATATCTGATTCCTCCTATACATTACTCCGGGGAATCAACCTCACGAACGGACACCTGTGATCTTGTAGATACGGTTTGACTTCTGATCGCCAGCGGTTGCGCCGGAATCCTGATGCTCGTGGATAACGCTTCCATAGTAGGAAGTAAGTAGCCATGAGTAACCGACACCTTCGATTCGTGTCAATTCAGTTTCCATGTAGCCGGGACCGTTGTACTGCAAGAATTCTCCGGTTTCGCCACCGGGAATCATCAAGATTGCATCGTTAACGAGTGCGCTAGATGTACCGTAGTCACGAGTGTAGTAGATCGATAGATTTCCAATTCGGCCCATGTGGTCGCTTAGGGACTCAACGACGTTTCCGTATAGTTGAGTGTTTAGCATAGCACTTCTCTTATCGGCTGGTAGAACAAGGGCGAGTGCCTCGTTACCACTAACACGAGCGTTTGCGAAGATACTGTCCATACCTGTAAGCAAGTCGGATTCTTCATCAGCAGTCGCACTACCGAATACTGCGGTAGCGGCTCCACTCTGACGGAATCCAGCCTTAATGTCGGTTAGAATCTTGTTGTCAATCTTGTTTGCACGAGCAGTTACGATAGCCAACTGTTGGCGATCCATACCATCCCATGTTTCACCACGGAGGCTTGTGCTGTCAAGGAAGACACATCGGCCTTGACCCTTTCGTAGCACAACATCGTATGAGGATGTGCCAATCTTGGTTGGGTCAACGACTGCGTTGTCATCTAGTGGGTAACTGAAAGTACCCTCAACACCTGTGTACCACTTGTAAGTCATCCACGGAACCGTTCTAACACCCAAAAGGCTGGTTCCAATAGCAATCGTGTTGGACTGCAATTGGATAAAATCTCGGAGGGTTTGCTGAAGGACAACATCACCCTTGCCGAATGGCCCGGCTGCGGCTTCTACGTTCATAATTTGTTCTAATGTTTGGTTTGACATATTTATTCCCCCTCTTAAGCAATCGCTGCTCCATGTGTTGCGACAGGAATTAGATCACCGTTAGCAGTAGTTGTAAATCCTTCTCCAACATATAGTCCAATCTTCTTTGCGGAAGATCCTGAAGAAGTAGTAGCAAGACCAGCGTTGGTTGCATAAACAGTTGCGCCGGTAGTCCATGTTTGTCCGGTTGTAGCGGCAACCATTAGGACGGCACCCATTGGGTATGCTGATACAGTCGCGCCGGTTGTTTCAAGTGCGCCAGCGGAATCCCTTGAGGATTCATCTGCGCTAACGTGCGTTGCGATTACACCAACCTCACTCAATTTGAGTCGGTTGTTAGTGCTATCAAAAGTCAATAGGTAGCCAACACCGGCTACGGTGTCGGTCCCATCCATATCATAGTTTCGTGGGTCATTAAATGCTGGCATTCTAAATCATCTCCTTTACGTCTGCGAATAATCCGGCTCGCAAGTCCTTCTCAACAGGTGAAAGAGTACGGTTCCATGCGGAAGCCCAAGCATTATAGGCTCGCTCGTATAGATCCTCTTTTGTTTCGACTTTCACGCCGTTGAAATAATTTGCTACGACTGCATGGTTTTCACTTGCTTCGACAGGAACCTCGGTTGGTTCGCTGGTTGCAGGTGTAGCAGCCTCAAAAGTAGGGCGGCTTTCTTCCCATGATGCAATCATAGTGTTCAATGTGTCTGCACCGAAGTCCTCATGGCCCTTGAGTCCCAATTCGGATGCCTTGCTAACGAGAGCAAGACGCTCTTCTTCTGCGCGAGCAGCTTCTTGAGCCTCAAACTCCGCAATAGCGGCTTCACGAAGGACTGCTTGTGCCTTGAGATCTTCGATTTCCGCTACAAGATGTGCGGAATTATCTTCCTCAATTTCATTCTGAATTTCTTCTGACATTTCAAGTGTCTCCTTACGGTGATTGTGGTTAGAGTCGGTCTGATACTTAAGTGTATCTTCATTTTCATCTTCCGCAATAAGTGGTTGCGCTTCAGATGGGATAATCATATCTTTTATTCTATGCGCGAGGATTTCAGCTACCTGTTCTAACTCGGCATACTTGTTCTCCTTCTTTTTGATAACTGATTCGATATTAGCGCGTGGGTATGCAGGTCGGTGAACAATTGCTAGATGGTCAAATGTAAAATCTGTTCCGAAAACAATTCCTTCATCACCTTCAGCATCAGGGACACCGTAGCCACCGATCGATACTCCGTAGTCTCCACGAGTCCATAGGCCGGACTCAAGTGCCTCAAATAATTCTGTGCGCACGACGTGTGCGATGTATCTGACGTTCCAGCCACCGGGAACATCTTCAAGCCATGCTTCCTTGATTGTGCCGACTACGGCTTCTTCAACGCCGCCATCCATGTTGCGACTAAACCCTGCACCTTTTGGTTTTGGGTGATGTAATGTTAAATCTGCACCGATCATTTGGTTGACTACATTCTCAACACCTGCTCTTGAGATAGACCACTTGTTCTTGTTCATTCCTTCATGGAATGCGATACCACGGATTTCGATAATAGTGGTTCCTGAATTTGCTTCAACAACTGCTTTCATTTCATCGAAGTCTATATCGAGAGTAACATGACGGGCCTCATATTGACTCTCTTTAACTTTTTTACCGGGTCTCCAATTGCGGCATGACCAATAACGTGCTTTCCACTTTGGACCGGGGTTGTCACAGTTGTGACGAGATCTGAAATTTTTTCTGCGCTCTGGGTCATCGCGCTTGATTTCCATATTAGGGTCGCCAAAGCGGACAATGACTACTGTGCCACTACCGTTTTTGGTGTAGACCGCAAACTTCTTTTTTTTGCCGGGTGTTCGGAATGGTTTGTTGAGTGTGACTTTTTTGCCTTGGTATTCTGCGGCGCTTACGGTTTCAGGATCCTCGTCCCAATCCTCGTATTCTTCTACACCAGCATACACTTCTTTGCATCCGTCTTCTTCACATTCAGAAGCAGTTGAGCAATCATCACACATTTCAGCATACTCTTTTTTCTTATGCTTTGCTTCTTTGAATTTGTGACCCTCATGTGCTTTCATACACTCTTCTTTTGAATAACCCAACTGTTGACAACGTGACATATACTCATCGTGTGTTTCGTTATTTTTGGGCTTTGGCTCTGCCGCTTCAACAGACTCGCTACAACCACAATCACAGGACATACTCAATTGCACATCCTACGTGACTTATCAAGGTTACTTCTGCTTTAGTTTAATGCGCTTCAAGTCGTCATCGGTCTTAGATATACGACGCATGGCCTCAACACGCTCTTCTTGCTCTGCATTCCATCGATCGAAGAATCGGGAAATAGCCATGTAGGATGGGCCGCTCAAAATACCGAGAACAGCGATATACGATTCAATGTCCTCTCTTACTTCAGGATTTACGAACGCCTGATTGATAAGTTGATACGATAGAATGAAGAAGATGAAAACCATTGGTAGCGATACTACTGCCACGAAAATATCGTTAAGCGTAATTCTTACATCCCAATTACCATTATCTTTCATAGTATCACCTGTAAATAAACATCGGAAGGGAAGATAATTTAATGTATATTTTTTCACTCATAATATCACAAACTTGAGTGTAACAATAAATCCCAACCCCTCCTTGTTTTGCGACTTGTTGTTGTAGTATCTCAAGATTTGTATTTTCGATCGGATTAACAAGTGTTATTTTTGGTTTGTTTGATAAGTATTTGTTTCGATCAGATAATAATTGATTGTAAAGACCCCTTCCCCTAAACTTTGGATCGATGTATGTATTGCCTACGAAATAAAATTTGCCCATATCAGAAAAAGATGTGTAACCAATAATGTCAGGATAAATTGCACCTACAAAATATGTAACAGGATGAATAATTTCAGGGTACCCTTTTTCGATAGGACTTGTAGAATCAACAAAGTTTTGTTTGGAAATAAAGGTAATCATTACTCATCCCTCGCTTTCATTTCTACATCGAACCATTTGAATTCTTTAATCATATCACCATCTTCGTTAATTAGGTAAGCGTAGATGTCGTATGAACCGTTAGTAAAGTTACCGAGCATAACTGTTCGACTATCCCAATCTTGATAGGTAGTATTGTAAATGTCTGAAGTCCAATTGTAGGGAGGGACGCCGTGACCGCTTCCATTCACATAGGCAAGGAATTGAACCTCAACTTGTTGTGTTTCATCACATGAAATATCTACGTCATAGGTAAATTGTATGCCTGTTGTATTGTTATCGGTATAACCCACATAGTAGTCATAGTATTCCGGTTCGCAAGGTTCGGGTTCAGGGTATGTGCATGAACCGTCATCCTCTTCTGCTTCATCATCGTAGTTTTCCGCAGTATCGTCTGTGCAACCGCGTCGGGGTGGTTGTGGAGCGGGTTCACATGAACCATCGTCATGCGTGGCTTCGGGGTCATAATTAGATGCCGCGTCATTTGTGCATCCCCACACTTCTTCTTCGTATTCACAAGTGCCGTCATCTTCTTCAGCATACTCGTCGTAGTTTTCCGCGTCGTAATCGGTGCAACCGTAACGAACAGGTTCAGGGTAGTGGTATTCATCATCTTCCCAAGCCCAATCGTCATCACCATCACCTGCGGGTGTAACGTCGATAATACCACCAAGTTCCAAACCGCTACCTGCGATCAGAACAAGAATAGGAATGATAGCAGTAAGAAGCTTCTGCAACTTCTGTGCGGTTTCTGTGGCTCGTTCAATTACGTCCTGTGTTTCACCGTTAGATTCAATAAGTCTTTCGGTAGAGCCGAGAAGGTGGCTGTTGTTTAGCAAACCGTCGTCAGCAAGATCCTTAGCAATATCTTCGTGACTTCGCCCCGATTCTAATGCTCGCTTAATTGCTTCTTCATTCCCATCACTCATCGTCACCACCCTTACTTTCTTGGACGCCCTCTTGCTCATTCTCTCTCGGCAAATCACCCATGTTCTGATTGTCTAATGAATCTTGCTCAAGATCGCTCTTTCTTTCATCACCATCGGCTACGGGTGGGAAGCCCAAAATATCCAAAGATTGGTTTAGTGTGAGAATACCTCCGCCATAACCCATGACTGCTCTTCGCATCTTTTCAAATCGTGATTCATCTTCCATTGGATTGAATACCAAACGAGGAATCTGTCTTGCTTCTACACGAATACCTTGTAAATTTAAATGTCTTACAAACAAGTTGTGCATAGCCTGTTCTACAACACTTTGCAGTCTCTTAATTGCTGATACTGACCACATATTTGCATTGAAGGTTGCTGCAAAGGTTGAACCACGTTCTTGACCTGCGGCTACACGGGGAACATTGAGAACAGCCGCAATATCAGCATTCACACTGTCAAGGAATGCACTATTATCAGGAACCGTATTTTTCAAATCAACGTGGTGCATTTCAACATAGTGAGGTAAAATTGGAATCTGATCGCCACGAAGCCCCTCAAGTAGTTTTGCTACTTCATCCATAATATGAACAAGTCTTTCTCGTTGTTCATTAGGATCTATGATGTGTTCGACCGCTTCTTGATTGATAGTAACGAATTGCTTTGTCAAACTGTCCTCAAGAGCGGTTCTGTTGTTAATACTGTTATACTTCGCGCGTATAGGCTGTTTCAGACTGCTAAATCGAGATGCGCCCCAAATACCGTAGGTCCACCGCAATTTCTTATCTTTGTACCAATTGGAACGGTAGTCAATCTTGACGTGAAGGATTTCGTTTGATGGAAATGCCATAGGGTCGCGCTTACCTTCACGAAGCCAATACCACTTCGCTTCGATCACAGGGTTATCTTCATCTGCTTGGAATGGGGGATTTCGCTCATCAACAATCGTTATTTGGGTAATTGGTAGACTTTGAACGGCTGATATACCTGTTCCGGCCTTACCGACTAATTTGTTTATGTCGTTACCATATACCATAAGATTTCGCATACAGTTGATGAGAATATCGTCAAAATTTCCC